AAGTCTACCGCAAGGTTATCCGGGAAATCGGCGGTGTGTCGGAAATAGTCTGCGTCCGCACCGAAGCTGTGGACAAGTTCCGCGAAGGCTGGGAAGCGCATGGCCTAGGCTGGCAGACGGACGTGATACCCAGCAAAATCGAGGGCTGTACCAATGTGGTGTTATACTACGGCTCTAGTACCTACGACACAAAGCAGATGTCTGCTTTAATCGACAGCCTAGTCCAGGAGGCCCAGGCTCTGGGTATCGAAACCCTACCGCCTGCGGAGATAGCAAGGCTACAGAGTCAGTGGGAGGTGAAGAACCCGTGATTACCTTTGATATATTGTTTGAGTACGACAGGGTCCAACGGTTTATTAACTCATTCCAAGGACGGCCACCTGGGGCAGTTGCTAACGACATTGTGTTTGCTATCAGGTCTGCGAAACGCAATCAACGCTTGATGGGAGCAGATGACATTTATCGCGACTTGGTAATAAACAGGCATTGGAATCATTATGAACCGGACAAGACGGAGGCGTTGCACGCAATTGAGTATTATATTGTCTGGGAGGGCTTGTCCAGAAAGGAAAAAGAGATCATCAGACAACAGCGCACCGCCGAATGTATTTTTGAATCAGGTGGGCACGGCTCAATTGCGAGGTTGAACAGTCAATGGGAGGAGAGACAAGATGGCTAAGTGTGGAGAGTGCACGTACTACCGCCCTGTATCCGCATCCGCAGGTGCGGGATGGTGCCAGCGTGATGCGCTGCAGGTGGCGGTGGTAGCTGATAGGGAAGCCTGTGAGGACTTTGAAAGGAGGACAAGCATGGACGAAAAACGCACCGAGGCTATAACCATCGAGTTGTGGAGATACACGGCATTGGTGAGGAAAGAGGAGAGGCTTGAGATCGCCCGAGCCATCCTTGACAAAGCCAACATCTACGACAGTGAGAGGTTGAAGTTGTTGAGAAGTGTCTTGTTGGGGGAAGAACCGTGTACTACACCCACGACTACCTAACCGCCAGGGGCATGGCCTCACAGGAGCGGGCGTGGCTGGAGCCGCGCCCCTCGCCCCGGGAAGTGGAGTGCGCTTACTGTGCTACGCTGCTCGATAAAGACGATGCGCACTGGGACGGCATACACGGTCCTTACTGCGATGACTGTTGGGAGGAGATGAACTGGGGGTGAGCAACCATGCTGTGTGTCTGCGGCCGGGGTATGATCCGCTGCTGGATACCATGGATAAGAAGCGGCGGCTGGGTCTGCACACACTGCGGCTACTGCGCTAGGCTTGACTACCGTACTGGACGTAAGCAAGTGCTGTGGTGGCCCAGGCGGTACGGAAGGAAGAAACTACGTCGGATGGCGGGAGCACACAGTGCTGGAGGTGAGTGAAGAAAGTGAAACTTAATCATATTTATCACGGTGACTGTGTTGACGTTATGAGGACTTTTCCAGAAGGTGTAATTGACCTCACGGTCACTTCCCCACCTTATGATAATCTGCGAACGTATAAGGGGTACACTTTCAACTTTGAGGAAATCGCCAAAGAGTTATATAGGGTGACAAAACAAGGTGGAGTAGTTGTTTGGGTGGTAGGTGACGAGACAAAACAGTTTTGCGAAAGTCTTTCTTCTTTTAAACAAGCTATTTATTTTGTAGAAACAGTAGGCTTTAATTTGCTAGATACCATGATTTATTATAAGCAAAACTACGCACCTGCATACCCTACTTTGCGTCGGTACGCAAATCAATTTGAATACATGTTTGTATTTTCTAAAGGGAAACCAACCACTTTTAACCCTGTCCAACGTAGCAAGGTGAGAAACAAGGAAGAAAAGGTAGCTTATCGTCAAAGAGATGGTTCTTTGAAGCGCAAAATTAAACCAAAAGGCAGGGAAACTAAAGACGCATCTAATGTTTGGGAGTACGCTGTTGGTGGCAACACTTCGGGGCATCCAGCGGTATTCCCTGAAAAATTAGCAGAGGATCACATATTATCTTGGTCAAATCCCGGTGATATAGTATTAGATCCTATGTGCGGAAGTGGGACAACCTGTAAAATGGCCAAATTGAACGGACGGAGCTACATCGGAATCGACATAGCCGAGGAGTACGTTGAACTGGCGAGACGGAGAGTTGAGGAGGTGTCTTAATTGTATTGGCTGTTAGTATGGCTACTATGCAGCGCCTGCTTTTTAGCTGGAGCATGGTGGGCGAGTAGGGAGAGGGTTTGATTTTTGTCAGCTGGGGAGCACACACTCCCCACCTGACTACCCAAAGGAATTTCTGGCAGACCTAGATTTAGGCTTACTTACAAGGAGGCGCTAAATGAGCGCAACGAATAGAGGGGCGGTTCGCAGGGCTTATGACCTCTACGAAACACCTGAAGAAGTCACCAGGGAGTTCTTGTTCGAGTATTTCGAGGGCGACTTTCACGTAATACTGGAACCTTGCGCTGGTAGTGGCAAAATGACAAAGGTTCTACGGGATAGATTCCCTCTTGCGTGGATTGAAGCTAACGACATACAAGATGATTCACCCATCCCATATGCCAACAAAAGGTACACGTTGGACTTTCTAAAAATGTTGAAAGGCGATGCGGATTACGACCTGATCTTTACGAACCCGCCGTATTCATTAGCGGAGGAAATCATAACCCACGCTCTTGAAACGTGGTCAAAGGCGACTGTGGTGATGTTGCTTCGCCTCAACTTCTTAGGATCGCAAAAGCGCAAGCCGTTTTGGGACAAGCACCCTGTAAGCGAAATATATGTGTTGAGCAAACGACCCAGCTTCACGGGCAAGGGGACTGATGCTACAGAGTACGCATGGTTCGTATGGAGACCGGACACCGCAGAACAGAGAGTCATTGTGATTTAACTTATCATACAAGGAGGTGGCATTGGGGAGCGCACACTCCCCATCATATCCTGCCCGATGGGGGCGGCATGGGTAAGCAGAGAGAGGGATGACCATGAATGAGAAGTGGACAACCTACGAGCAACTCAAAGCGCAGCTGAGGGTAGGGAAGATCACGCCCGAGCAATATGAAAAGGCTGTCAAAGAGCTGGTGCGCCGACTGAAATTGTGAGGTGGTGAGGATGAGTGGCTGGATCAAGGACTGGCGAAAAGAGTTAGAAAGCAACATATGGCTCATGCCACCGCTCTACCACCGTGTATGGCAGTGGATCAAGTACAACGTGAACCACGAGCCCAACAAGGTGCCGTTTAAAGATGGGAAGGTAGTGGAGGTAGGGAGGGGGGAGAAGATAACCTCCTACCGCCAAATCGCCAACGGAGTGGGTTACTACGAGCGGGGAATTTGGCGAGAGCCTAACGTCAAGACGATAAGAGATATTCTGGAGTGGCTGAGAAACGAACAGATGATCGACATTGAAAGTAACAGTCAGTATACACGCATAAAGGTGCTTAATTGGGGCCTTTACCAAGCCCCCGTCCAAGACGTAAGTAACAGTCAGGAAACAGTCAGTAAACAGTCACTGGATACAAACAAGAATGATAAGAATGATAAGAAGATCAAATATGGGGAGTATGTCCTACTCACGGAAGCAGAGTACGGGCAGCTAGTTGAGCGGTTAGGTGAATCGACGACTAATGATTATATCGAACGCCTTAATAACTATATAGGCAGCAGGGGCAAAAAGTACAAATCGCACTACCACACGATCTTGAATTGGGTAAGAAGGGACGCAGATAAAGTCCCGCCCCAACCTAACCGCCGCAGCCAACTCTACATGCCGGAGGGTGACGAATGAACCGGAGCATTAACCTTCTAGCCGAAGCCCGACTGCTGGGCAATATCATAAAGCAGCCCGAAGTATGGCACGAAGTAGCCCCTGACTTCCGGCCAGAACTATTTTCCGATCCGGCGTACCGGGCAATAGCGCAAATAGTCCTTGATTTAACCGAAGGCGGCCAGCGCCCGAGTTCGGTTAAAATATACAACGAAATGCACAAACGCAAGGTGGGCCTTACGGTCGAGGACCTGCTGGAAGTGGTTACGTCCCACGTAACGGTCAAGGAAACCAAATCCCTGTTGGCCGAACTTGAAGACCTTTGGAAGCGCAGGACAGTGTACCAGACACTTTTGTCTGCCCTCAATCAGTTGCAACAAGACGACAAGCCCACAGACCAGCTTATTGCCGAGGCCCAGCAGGCCATGATAGACGCCTTCGCACAGACCGGCAGAAGCGAAGTCAAGACCATGCACGAAGTGGCGGAAAAGCTATTCCTGCGCCAGGAAAGGATTCAAAGTGGTGAACAGCCGGCGGTGTACCCCTTTAACCTCAAGGGGGTGCAGGATCTGGTCGGCGGGTTGGAAACAGGGTCACTCACGATAGTGGCAGCACGCCCCAGCATGGGCAAGACAGCATTTGTTCTGTCCGAGTGCATTGGATGGGCGCAGAAGGGGTTGCCAGGGCTGATTTTCAGCTTGGAGCAGGAGGACTACCAAATCGGGCAGCGCAATCTGGCCAGCCTTGAGGCCATACCTGTAAGCTACCTGCGGCAGAAACTGGACGAAAAGAATTTGGACAAGTTTTACGCGGGTCTATCAAAGCTGCGGGAACTCCCCGTTCGGATCAACGACAGAAGGGGCTTAACCGCGGATCAAATATGTTCCATTGCCCGTGTTGAAAAAATGCGAAACCCGAACATGAAATGGGTGGCCGTTGACTACCTCACGGCCATGAACATTGACGACCGCAACTATTACTTGCAGGTGGGACAAGCCGTCAAGAAGCTGCGGGACTTAGCCAAGGAAATAGACGTGTTTGTTATCCTGGTTTCTCAACTTAACCGCAAACTCGAAGACAGGAAGGACAAGCGGCCCAACCTTGCGGACTTGCGGGATTCGGGGAATATTGAAGAATTCGCTGACGTTATCCTGTTTCTGTACCGCGAAGGCTACTACAACCCCGGCTTCCTTAACTGCGACGAAGGCGACTGGGTGACGGAAATTGAGGTTGCCAAAAACAGACAGGGCGGTAACGCTGGCAAATACACGTTGGCTTTGTTCAAACAGCCGTACATGCAGTGGACTATCTGCCCTAGCGATTTGGCTGAAAAGTACATGAAGAAGGTGAAGCGGAATGGCTAAAGCCGGACGCTACCGAATCTGGGTAGACGGTTATCCAACAAACAACACCAACAATGACCTGACAAAGGTAATCGACCTAGCTCACCGCCTGCACCTGATCACCAAAAGGCAGTATCAGGTGCGGGGGCCAGGTGGCGTGGTGGTGTGGGCGAGTGAAAGAAAGGGGGAACAGTCATGAAGCGTGACCTGATGAAAGACCTGGAGTTGTGTAACGAGGCAACGCCGGGGCCGTGGGTTATTTGCGATTGGGATACAGACGTATGTGGTGGTATAATAACCCCCGATACCCAAGAGGTTGTAATTGAGGCAGAGGACTGGGATATGCCCGTGAAAGTCAAGCGTGAGGATGCTGATTTTATAGTTCAAGCCCGTGAAGGCTGGCCTCATGCCATAGAGCGAGCCATAAAGGCTGAATCCCTTGCGCGGGAGTTGGTGGGGGTAATTGACGATCTTTGCAGGCAGATCAACCAATTCACCTTCCGCTGTGGACTTGACAAGCAAATGTGGGAAGTGTACAGAACAGCCAAGGAGGTGCTGGGGGATGAATAAAGTGATACTCATTGGACGTTTAACCGCAGATCCGAACCTGCGATACACCCAAAACGGGACACCCGTAGCCACCTTTACACTTGCGGTGGACAAGCCCTTTGTGGGCGAGGACGGCAAGCGCGGGGCGGACTTTATCGACATAGTGGCGTGGCGTAAACTCGCCGAGGTCGTAGCCCAAAACATCACCAAAGGCCGCCTGGTGGCCGTGGAAGGTAGGCTGCAAATTCGTTCCTACAACGACCAGAACGGCATTAGGCGGAAGGCGGCGGAAGTGATAGCTAACGAGGTCAAGTTCCTTGACCGCCCGAAACAGGAACAGACCTCTGAACCGGAAGAGCCAGGTTGGGGCGACCTAGAGTTCGACGAAGTCCCTTTCTGAGGGGATAAGACATGACGTTAGACATTATCCCGACCGAAGAACAAGAACAGCTTGCGCTGGTGCAGTGGCTTGAGCTTCACAAGATCCGGTACACCCACGTCCCTAACGAAGGCAAGCACAAGGTGCAGTACAGAGCCAAACAAAAGCGGCTGGGAGTCAAGCCCGGTGTGCCCGACATCCTGATTTTCGACCGCCCGCCCCTTTACCCGGAAAACGTGGGGGTGGCAATAGAACTCAAGCGGCAGAAGGGTGGGCGGGTTACGCCGGAGCAGACAGCTTGGCTTGAACACCTAAAGGCCAGGGGGTGGGCCGTGGCAGTATGCCGGGGGGCTATGGAGGCTATTCGGTTCCTACAAGAGCTGGGGTTTGGGGGGTGGAGTAGGTGCAGCAGTTGACCTTGTTTGCCCATTCCACCGAGAGCTTCGATTCTCGCATGCGTCACTTGGCGCGGGAATGGGCGGCTTCGGAGCGCATCGAGAGTGAGACCCAGCGTGCCGCCTATCGGCGAGACCTGCTGATTCAGGCATACAAGGCGGCGCTGGCCGAGGGGTTGTCCGTGGACGAGGCCGTTGCTAACGTGTGTCGTTACTTGTCGGGCGATGGCGCAGGGTCCGCATCTTGAGCGTGCCCATGCGGGGCGGGAGATATGCGGGAGGTGTCGAGCGGTTAATGAGTGAGCGCAGCGCCGTTGAGTGGCTGGGCTGTGAACATGGGAGGGCGGCGGATGAAACACCTTCTACGACAGGCGTACAAGATAGAAACCAGGATAGACTCAAAGCTGGAGCAGCTGGAGAGTCTTCGCTCCTTGGCAGAGAAGGCGACCGCCACGCTGGACGCTAGTCCCAGCAAGCCGACGGGTCCGGGCAAGGGGCAGGACATACTGGCCAAGATTATGGACCTGGAGCTGGAGATCCAGAAGGACATCCAGGAGCTGCTGGCCGTCAAGGAGGATGTGCAGAAGCTCATCAAGTCCGTGGACGAGCCCGAGCTGAGGCTGCTTCTAGAACTTCGATACCTCTGTTATCGTAGCTGGAACGATATAGCTAGGGCCCTCAACTACGATCTGCGGTGGGTTCACAGGCTGCATAGCCGGGCGCTTCAGGTATTGAGGGGGAGTGTAGAAGAAACGCGCCACTAAAAGCCATAGAAAGCCACTATCGACATGTGATATGGTGTAAGCAAGGAAGTGTCAATACAGGTCACTTCCACCAGCCCTCTGGGCAGCCCCGGCCTTGCCTCCAGCCGGGGCTTCTGCATGATTCGCCCATTGCGCCTGATTTGAAGGGGGTGACACCATCGAGTTAGTTGTGTGTGAGCATGTGGATGCACCCGAGTGCCGGTTGTGGGGCATTAGTGACGTACATCTGGGGAGTCCTGACTGCGATGAGGACATGTTTCTGGAGGACATCGCGGCCATAAGGGATGATCCGGACGCCAGGGTGATCCTAAATGGGGATCTCCTGCAGTACGACACCAAGAAGAGCAAAGGTGATGTGTACCGCCAGATGTATCCTCCTGGCCGGCAAAAGCGGATCATGCGGGACTATCTTATGCCCATCAAGGACAAGATCCTGGGCATTATCGGCGGGAACCACGACGAGTTGCGCACAGAAGAGGACGCAACACCTATTCTTGACATAGCTGAGTGGCTGGGGGTTCCTTATCTGGAAGGTCAGGGCCTTTTTAAAATACCCGTGGGGAAAAGGCTCAACAAAAAGCCATTCGTCTACACCATTTATTGCACGCATGGCTGGACTAATAGTCGGTTAATGGGCGGCAAGGCACTGAACCTGCACCGCCTAGCAGACATAGTTTTGGCGGACGTTTACATGATAAGCCACACCCACACACCTATGGTCTTTCTCGACAGCTACTATGTACCCGATCTCCGCAACAACAAGGTGGACGAGCGCACCAGATACTACGTGAACACTGGGAGCTATCAGAAGCGAGGACGTTACCCGACAGTAAAGGGGCTGCGGCCCGCGGCGCTGGTTAGACCGATTGTTCTTCTCAGCGGCAGCGAGCGCCGAATTGAAGTGAAGGTGTGACGTTGAGTTTGGAGGTTAGACAGATGAGCTATGCTGAAGAACAGCTGAAACACCTAGAGGAGTTGTCAAAAAAAGAGCCTAGGGATTCTATCTTGACTGAAGCGCACCGGCTGGTTCACGGCCAGCGCGGCCAGGACTACGGCCATCCCTATGAGGATTTCTCACGCACGGCCAAGATATGGAGCGCCATCTTGGGTATCGAGGTGACTCCTCAGCAGGCCATCCTCTGCATGATCGCCGTGAAGATCAGCAGGGAATGCCATCTGCCCAAGCGGGATAACCGCGTGGACATCGCCGGATATGCCGAGGCGCTTGATATGGTCGTTAATTACCGCTAACATTTTGGTTGCCTGCATAGCAGGAGGGGGCCAAAGCGCCGTTTGAATGTGGCCGGGGAGGGAGTTGGCGCATTTAACTTGAAAGGGTGTGTCTTTGCTTGTAACCGTACCCAAACCAAGAAAGCGGATCAAGAATAGGGCGTTAAGCAAAGCCATGCGGGAGGAAACACCCTATTGCGAACGGTGCGGCGCACCGGGGTATGGGGGTATGCACCATATCAAGTACCGTTCCCAAG